TGTCGGAACACTCGGCCAATGTCGCGGAACTGGCGCTTCGTAATCGCCCTTCTCGTAATCCCAATGCCACGAAGGGTACGGGCTTTCTTCCGTGGAACGCCACCCCTGCGCGTCCCTGTACCAGCCAATCCAGGGATGGTTACCGCTGACCTCAATGGCTTCCGCGTTAGTGACCGCTTCTGCTTCCTGCTGCGAAACGGCTTCTATCACGTTGACAATGACGTCGCTTTCCACGATTGCGAATATCATCAAACACACTCCGAGGATTAGAAGATCGACTCAACGATGACGCATCCGACGCGTCCATTGCCACCGCCAAGGCCGCCTCCAGCAGCGCCATAGAACCTCGCGCCACCGCCCCCACCGCCGTAGTTGGGAGCATTGCCACCGGCACTAACTGTTGTGGCTCCAGCAGCACCGCCTCCCGAGGCCGTGGCACCGTTCGTGACTTCACCAGATCCGGCACCGCCAGCACCGAACGCGTAACTTTCGTAGAGCGCTGAGTATCCGATACCACCAGCGCCACCAGTTGTCGTGACAGCGTTGCCGCCGTTGCCGCCGTCTCCACCGCCACCGCCACCACCTGTATCGCTGACACCATTACCGCCAGTCCTGCCAGCAGCACCGCCAGCGCCACCGTTTGCTAACGATCCTCCTTGGTGAACGGCGTAACCAATACCGCCAGAACCACCATTCGCGGTGATCGCAGCGAACACCGATTGGCCACCAGCATTACCGACCCGCTGTGTACCAGTTCCAGCAGCCCCAACGGTTACCGCGACAGATGCGGCAACCGACACCGCTGTCTGGTAGTTGACGTCACCACCGCCACCGCCGCCGCAGCACATCCTCGTGCGGCTGTTATCCGATCCTCCACCGCCGCCGCCTCCCCCGACGACGAGCACATTCGCTGTTGTTGTGCCAGCGGGACGCGTGAACGTACCAGAAGCATTGAAGACAGTGAAGGGCCACGGCTTACTGATCTCCGTGCCAAGTCCCCATACGCCCTTGGCGTCACGCGCCGCGACCAGGAACGCGTAGGGTCCAGCGGTCGGAGAACCAGCGAGCGTGACGCTCGCAGCGGGTGAAGTTGTGCTACTGAAGTCGGTGAAGGTGCCATTCCTCCAGAAGATTCCAACACTCGTTGCGCCAGCAGGAGCGGTGTACGCGAGATTCATCTGCGGAGTCGTCAGGCTCGCGCTACCACCAGGGAAGTAAGTGACACTCGCAGCCGCCGTCGCTGGCGCTTCCATCAAGTTGTAAGTGGGAATCAACTCCATACTCAGCAAGAGTGGGAACGTTCCCGTGGTGAAGACGATCGTGCTGAGTTCAAGAGGGATAGAAACGTAACCCTGCCCACCGCGGATTACGGCACCGAAGCGGTATCCGTCAGCGCTCTGGAAGTAAAGTTGTGCCGCTGTCAAAGACTGCGTAGTGTCAGTCCTGATACGGTACAGTCCAGCCGGAAGCGCCCTATCCAGGGTGTATGTGCCTGCGCTAGCGAATGGCTGATCCAGCACATTCGTATTCTGGTTAATCCTCTGGATCGACATTAGGAAGTAACCTCCGTCCCGTAAGCATGGAATGACAGGTCAGCAGATGAAGCACGAACAGTCACCACATCTGCCGCATCCATAGTGATACCGATCGTGATAGCGACCGTATCATTCGCCGCGACGACACTATCGAAAGCGACGTAATGCTGATTCGCGATGGAGACACCATCCGGCCTGACAGCGATACGGAACTTCCTCTGAACAGCAGAACGGTTGCATACGGTGATAGTCGATACCACCGCCTGCGTAGCAGATGGGACCGTGTAAAGAGTGGTGTCCGTGGTTGCCGACGGCGCAACTTGTCCGAGCACCATGTAGTTGGCTGCCATATCAGGCTCCCATCAGTAGAAAGACAGCAGTGAAGTCTCCTGCGCCGCCACCGCCGCCACCAGCGCTGAATGATGCGCTACCTAGCCCATCTGCGGTAAGGACGAGGCCAGCCACAGCAGAACCGGAACTGATAGCGCTCGCCGGAATACCCGCATAAAGAGAAGTAGGCAACTTCGCAGAAGCGGTCAGTCCAGCGACACCATTCGGCGCGTTAATCGCAGATGTCAGGACGTATGAGTAGACGGGATCAGGATTAGGGAGCGCAGGAGACAGCACCGTGATGTCGGTCGTTGGGGCGAGCGACGCGGGGAGCGCAAACTCAAGCGGGAACGCCCCGGTGAAGTTGGGGGTCAGCGTCCATGTCCACCCCGTAGGCGTCATGTCCGGATCATCCGTAGCAATCAGGTCTACCGAGAACGATCCGGTCGCATCCAGGTTTGCCGTGATCGGTGCCTCAATAACGACAACGTTCTCGCCAGCGTCCAGGACGTAGTAGTCAGTATCGAACGTTACGGAGCCACGGACAGGAGAACCGTTATGGTCAATGTACCGACCCGTAACGGTTACTGTCGTTAGGTTGCTAGGCAGCGCCACGATAAACCTCCTGCATCATTCTATCCTTCACGCAGACACAATCTCTCGCGCCAACTCCTGCAGACTCTGATCCACGACAGCCTTCACCTGAGCGGTCAGGGATGAACGGTCCACACCAGGACCCGCCGTGATGTTCACAGATACAGCGTTCGGCGAAACCATAACGCTTCTGCCGCTCGCCGGGGTCTGCAAAACGACGTTACCCTGCGTGAATCCTGATCTCGTCGTCGCTCCGGCGCCAGTCACTCCACTTGTATCCGCAGTCACCTTGATCGTCACGGTGCGCTCCATCGACTTAGCGAGAGCATCCATGAGTCGGTTGAGTTCACTACTAACTCGCGGGAAGTCCTTCTTGAACTGGGCGATCATCGCGTCGATACTTGCTAGCGCTGCCGCCTCGGTCGCGGGAACAAGAGTCGTCATCATGCCCGTAACGAGAGCCTCAATCTGCGTCACAAGAAGGGCTATGTCCGCTTCGATGCGATCCTGCTCAGCCTCCAGGCGCGTCTTCTCGGCCTGGTAAGCGGCGAGCGCATCATCTAAAGCCTTCTGTGCCGCGTCAACGGCAGCCTTCAGGTCGCCAGTAGGAACGTACTGCTCGGCGAAGTCAGAGGCGTGCCTGGCGAGTTCAGCCTGCGTCTCGTTGATAGCGCGTAGTTCATCGTCCGTAGCAGATGCTAGAGCGGCGATAGTCTTACCTGATGTGGCGACACCAGCCTCAACGAAGTCCCGGATCAGGGCAGGGTCAAGCCCACGCTCCATCAGGGTCTTCACATTCGACGAGAACTCTCGAACTTCCGCGAGACGCGCTTGCATGTTTGCTGCGATAGCACCAGCGGCAGAAGTGGTGTCCGCACTTTCTATAATCAGTTTCACGCCATTCGCGAGTTCCTTGGTCTGCGTCTTAACGGCAGTAGACATTCCATCCGTTAGACGCCCGATTTCGTTGATGAACGAGCGGAATCCGTTCTTGATGGCTTCCTGCCTGCTAATCGCAACTTCGTAGGAGCGAGTGGCATCTGCCAGCGCCTTACTGAGTTTCGCTTCACTCTCTCGCCAGGCGGCCTCATTAGCGGCAATGGCCTGTACGTTGGCATCGTATTCTTCTTGCAGCGCAATAATCTGCGTAACGTAATCTTCCAACTGTGCGATCGTGGCGTTCATCGCCGCAGTGTTTTGGCGAGCAGCGGCAGTCCCAACGATCTTCGGGTCGGTAAGCACCGCATACGCTTCGCGGATACTATCCGCGAGACTCATGTAGTTACGGGCAAGGGTGCGCGGATCGGTCCCGAACTGGAACATCTGCGACAGGTCAGATGAGGTGCCTAGCGGTGTAGCGAGCAAGGAGTTGATGGACGCGAACGCATCCTTCACGCCCTCCATCTTCGCCACGATGTAGTCATACTGGCGAGCGATCTTCTGCAACGCCGCGAGCGCCTTCTCGTTGCTCTTTACCCACTCTGCAATCTTGACCGCGTCAGCCGCATCTGTAGCGGCCTTGCGCGCCTTCGCCAGTTCTTTCTCTGCCCTGGCGATAGCGTTAGCGTCACCTTCCTTGCGCGCTTCCGCTAGAGCCTTCTCCGCGTCCTTCACGGATCGAGTAGCGTCGCGCAAATTGAAGCGCGCCTCGCGGAGTTTCTGCGTCGCCCCCTCGATCGCTCCAGCGATAGCGGATTCGGCTGCACCCATGTCGCGGGGCATGAACGACTGCATGAACGCGCGCATAAAGTCACGCGCCGACTGGCTGGCTACGGTCTCTACCGCTCCGCGCCGAGATGTGATACCCACAATGAGGCCGTCAATGAAGTTCCCGGCGACCTTCATGGCATCCCGCGAGGGAGATCTCGCGTCGATACCTTCGTTGCCACCCGTTTCAAGCCCCGTAGTGACAGCAGCGGCGGCAGCAGCAACCTCATCCTTACGTCGCTGCAACTCCGCGAGGATACCGTCGATGAAGTTCATGCCGACATCGTTGCCGTACTGCGATGCCTTATCGCGCTGCTTCGCGAACTCATCCACCGTCGTCTTCGATTCGGACTGCTGCTTCTTGAACACCTTGAAGATGTCGGACTGCTCAGGCTTGATGCCCTGCTTCTTCAGCGCTGCACGAATCTCGTCCTGTCCCTTGGCGAGTCGTTTCTGTGCTTCCTCCGGGTCCTTCGCTGCCGCAGCGTAGTCGATCCAGCCTTGGGCAGCGTCGCGGATAGCGGAGCGGTTCGACATCGCGGCATCAGAAGTTCCCTTAAGTGCGGTGCCGTTCTCTTCCAGGGCCGTGTTGAGGTCCTTGATGCCTTGGATTGCGGAATCGCGCGAGGCCTCTTGCGAAATGACTTCGTTCATCTTCTGGAACGCGCTACTCAGGGCTTCGACAGCCCTTACGCCCGAGTCGAGCGCCTTGTCGAGACTACGCTGAGACGCGGTCATCGCTGCATCTGCCGCGCGCTTCTCTTGCGCGAGAGCCCGGTGATCCGCTGCCAGGCCGCGTTGCGCGTCGCTTACCGCCATAGCCGCGTCCACTTGCGAGTCTGCCGCGTCCTGGGCAGCCACCTTCGCGTTATCGTACTGCGCGATCATGCCATCGAGAGTCCCGACGATCGTGTTTATCGAGTTCACGGTCCCGACGTTGAGGAATCCGGTGTCACCGACGCCACCGCCAGCCCTCTGTGCTTCCTGCATCGCGGTGATCTTTTCGCGGTAGGCGTCGAGAGCGGGGCCACCCTGCTCCAGCGCCGCGATGAAGCCAGAAATGGAGATACCGTAGTTCTCCATCATCGCCAAGTCCTCTTGGCTAATGTTGTGGCGCAGTTCGGACGCGATAAAGACCTTCGCTGCCTCAGTCATCTTCCCCGTAGTGAGGTCGATCTCGTCTCGCAGATTCGACAAGTGATGCTCTGTCGCCGCTGCCCGGCCAATAAATATCTCGACCGCCGCACCAACAGCCAGCATCGCCAGACCGATAGGCCCAAGGCTCGCCAGAAGACCCTTTGCGGCAGCACCGATCGCCTTGAACGACCCTACGACAGCGACCTTCGCCGTAGTAGCAGCCGTACCGAGCATCCCAATCGAGGTCTGTGTCTGCTTCATAGCGGCGCGAGACGCCGCGAGTTCACCTCGTAGCGCCAGGAACCCCGCTCGCAAAGTCTGGATCGCTCTCAACTTCAGCATCGCGGCCAATAGGGTGGAGAAGACGACGATTAGTTTGCCGACGACGAACAGGATCGGCCCGAGCGCAGCCAGCAGCGCACCGAACATCAGGATCGTGGTCTTGATCGGCCCCGGTAGGGAGTTGAACGCACGCAGATTTGCCTGCATAAAGTCCATGACGCTCTTGATAATCGGTAGGAACTGTTGCCCGAGGTCGATCAGGGTCGCTTTCAGTTCAGCCATCGCCTGACTGACTTGGAACTGTGCCGTCCCCGACACCGCACCGAACGCCTCAGCGGTCATCCCAGCGCTGTTCGCGACCACTCCGAACGTGTCCTGGATGGTGCGCGCGTCAGCATCGAGAATCTGGAACGCCGCAGACGCCGCCTCCGACGATCCCAGCAACTTTCCTAACTGCTCCCTGTTGCCCCCGAGTGCCTTGTCGAGCATTTCGAGGGTCGCCGGGAGCCCCTTCTCAGCAATCGAGTCCCGCAAGTCCTGCGCCGAGAGGCCAACTTCGTCGAGAGCCGTCTTCGCTTCCTCTGTCGGCACGACGACAGCGCGGAACAATGCCTGAATCTGCGTGATGGACTCGGCAGCGTTACCGTTCACGCGGGTCAGAAGCGCGACCGCGCCGCCCATGTCCTGGAAAGAAGCCCCTGCCTGCTTCGCGAAAGGCAGCACGCGACCGATAGCGGCAGCGAACTGGCTCGTCTCGAAGTTACCAGCACGCGCCGTAGCGACAATCGCATCGGTTGCCTCTGACGCAGACAGCACTTCGGAGCCGTAAGCGGAGAGTGCACCAGCGACAGCGCGAGCGATGTCGTTCGTTTGCCCTAGGCCAGCGGCTCCAGCCTTCGCCGAGTTCGCTAGGGTCGCCATCGCTTCTGATCCGCGCAGGCCAGCAGAGGTCACAACGAACAAGCCATCGGCCAACTCGTCCGGCGCTTTGCCCGTTGCAGAGGCCATCGCGAGGACTTCATCACTCATCCTGGCGACTTCATCCGAGGCGATACCCACCAGGCCGATGATCTTCGTCATCCCGGTCTCGAAAGACATCGCCGACTTGCTTGCAGCAAGCGCTAGACCACCCAGCGGGAGGGTCAAGCCGACTGTCATCTTCGCGCCGACATCAGCCATTGTTTGACCGACCTGGGCGATACGCTGGCTAGAGAACGTGGCGGCCTCGCCGACAGCACCGAAAGCGCCGCGCGCCACAGCCATCTTCGACTGGACATCGCTGATGTCAGCGGTGAACCTGGCGACAACCTCTGTTGCGACCGCCATACGTCACCTCTTCTTCTTAGAAGCCTGCTCCTGCTCCCACACCCGCAGATGCTCTAACGCGATCCATTCGGTTAGTTCTGCGGAAGTGAGAGGACGGTGGCCTGGACCCCCAAGAAGGAGTTCATCCACCGTCCTCCCCAACCGTTGCGCTAACTCGAAGGCGAATCGTCTTTCTGCGACTTGGAGGAATCTTTTCCCGCCGCATCCTGCTCTTCCTTGCCGATGCCGGACAGTCGAAGCCCGACGTTCGCGAGCCGCTCGACTGCCGCGCTCGACTTAGCCAGGATCGCGTCCTTATCGGCAGGGGTGAACACGGGCTCGCTGCTGTCGGGGTCGTAGGTGCAGGCCACCACGACGTCCGGGTAGACGATGCTCATGTTCACTTGCTGCGTGGTCTGGTCGAAAGCGTTCTGCATCAGGGTGATGCGGTCGCCTGCGCTCATCCCACGGACGAGAACATCAACCCCCCACTCAGGGATATTCACCGTTTCGGTGGGAATGTCCTGAGCGGAGAAGATTGTGTCGCGCAAACTAGCCATTTCCGTTACTCCTTTAGTTGGTCCACCAGGGAACGTGGAAAGTTACTGAACCTTGCGTCAGAACGTTGAGCCGGAAACGCCGCCCGTGACCTGAAGTTCGAGCGAGAAGGTCACGACATCGCCAACCGGGGAGGAAACCTCGTAGGAAGTGATGAGTGCCTCGCCCGTGAACTTCGGCTGAGCCGATGCGGAGCCTGCGGGACCGTACTCGAACGAGAGGCTCGACACGGAACCCGACTTCAGGTTGGCGATGTTACCCGCGATGAGGGTGTTCGTGGTCGCGTCGAACATCCCCGAGAGCGAAATGGTCGCGTCGCCGAGCCCGGTGATGTACGTCTTGTCGTTATTGCCGAACGCGGTCGTCTCCGCAGTCTCGATTTCGCGCGGCATGCTGATCTCGTTCAGCGTGTCGCTGATGTTGACGAGCGATGCGGCGGTCCCGTCGAGGGCGAAGTAGGCGTTCTTGCCATGCTTGAAGGTAGGCACAGTTATCTCCTTGCTGCCGAAACGTGGTAGGTGATGGAGCCGGACGATCCGGCGAGGGTGTGAGTCGCACGGAGATACTGATTCACCGTGCCCGTGCTGGTGATGCTCTCGCCCGTCGTGTTGGACGCCGACACGGACGAGAACGTGACGAGATCAGCCCAGGTTGCGTTATCAGCGGAGTGCTGAACCTTGACCGTGGCTGCACCGTCACGCGTATTGGCGGTAACGTGGAGGTTGAACAGTCCACCGTTACTCGTTGCGGAGCCGTCGTTGATCCCGGTAAGGGATGCCGAGGTTCCGGTGTTCGTGAGAGCGTTCAGAGCGCGACCCGAGAAGAGTCCACCATCAGCCTGAACTTCTGCCGAGATCGCGACAACATCGCCGACCGGGGAAGACACCTCGTATGAAGTGAGTTGCCCGTTAGCGATAATGCTTTGAGCCCCGGCAGTAGCACCTTCGGGGAGGACTGTGAAGGTGTTGTCTTCCTGCCCGATCGCTCCAGTCAGCACATCGTTGGATGCGTTAGCGGTGCCGTCGAAGAGGCCGCTCGTAGAGATCGTTCCATCACCGAGGCCAGTAATGTACGTCTTGTCCGAATCCGCGAAGGTCGTTGTCTCAGCGGTCTCGATCTCCTGCGTCTGCGTAGCCTCGTTCAGATACGGAGACATGTCCGTACCGTTCAGTAGGACTACGGTGCGCTTGCCGTGACGGAAGGTTGGCATTATTCATCTCCCTTGCTAGGAGACTTGCGCTCACGTTGCTTGGATGGGGAAGGCTCGGGCGAAGCGTTATCAACTGGCGCGATGATGTTCTGCTCAGATAGCCACGCGATGCTCTTGCCGGGAAGATCGCTCACGATGTCACCGGGCTCGGCGCGCTTGCCTTCGTAGTCGATTCCGACAAGAACCCTGTATGTCGCCATCCCGCTCCTTGGGCGCGCGGCAACCCCGCGTCCCAGGGGCCACACGTGCCACGGCGAGAGCGGGGTCACGGTGGACACGTTGCTGGGATCATTCTACACGCGCCAGAGCCGCCGCGTCGGGCTCCCGGCTCGGCTCGGGCTGGAAGGCCCTCAGAAGCAATCTGAGGGGTTATCCCCCCTTAAGGGGGCAGCGGCCTAGGGGCCTGGGATGGGGGCTGAGATTGCCCTGAAATAGTTTCACGAAAAGGCTACCCATCTACCGTCTGACACGGTACGATAGGGGCACAAGTGAAGAGCGAGTGGGGGCACCGCCTCCGGCGAAGGCTGAGCATAGAAGGGCCAGCAGCGCGCGATTCTCAGAGACAAGAGATAGCGCCCGCGTCGGACAAGCCTGTGAACCAGCCCCACTCGCGCCGAGGGGGACCCGGAAGGGACCTACCTCGCCAACCCCGCCAGGGCTCGTATGTGGTCACCGCGCAAGCGCCAGACAACGAGCCCCGGAGCGGACCATGGGACGGTGATGTCCGGGAACGGTCTGTGGGGTGACGCGAGGCAAGACGAGCCGCACGATCCCGAGGCAACACTTGCTTCCCAAGTCGAAACCTCCCCTTCGGGGGAGGTCCGTTAGGGGTCGCGTCCTAGCGCTGAAGAGACACGCGAATCGAAAGGGAAGCACATGCAGACAAAGGTTATTGATCTCGGCGTTATCCGCATTGACGACGTTGCTCTGATCATCTCCAAGGTTGTCGATTATTACGAGCGGAGCCTAAAGGCTACGCACCGTATTCACGACGACGAGATGGACAGACTGGTCAACGAGAATCGCCGCGATATGACCAAGGGTTACTTGCAGCACGCGCACCACATGCGCGAGAGCCTAGAGGACCCGAGCAGTCGCTACTCGCAGATGTCGGCTTACGACGCCGCGACGCACCTCGCCACCGCCGCCGAGTGGTACGGCAAGTGCATCGAAGCGGCCAACCGCCTGTGCGTTGATCGCGAGGCCACCATCGAGCACATCAAGGCCGAGCGAGCGCG